ACCTAGAGTGGCGTTGGCTTGTATCTGGAAAGAGTTCCAGTCTGCTATTTTATAAAATGTAGGCCAGATGTATTCTTCTTGACCGACAATTAGTGTGTCAGTTTCTTCAGCGGCATTGAAAGGCCACTCAAATTCCATTTGGTTAATCTTTGCGACTGCAGCTTTTACTGCGTCTTTAATCACAGACTGAACACCCGTAGCGGATGCAAAATCACTATCCACGATCTCAACTTCATTGAGCCGTCTGGCAACTTGATTACATAAACTAATATATGTGCTTGGCATGACTAACCTTTAAATAAAGTAATGGGGCCAGCGGTGAAGCCAGCCCCAAGATAGTTTATGCTAGGAAGTCACGAGACACTTCATTCGCATCATATGAACCTGGGTTGTCGATATTCATCAACACAGCCCACACACGGAGCTTACCGCCTGTTGGTGCTGTTCCAGCAGCCTGGAGTTCTAGGTCCAAAGTAGTAACGGTAGAACCGATTACGTTTGGATAAACACCAGGGATCATTGTTGCGTAAGAGCCGACCGCCATAGCGTCCGTATCCATAGCCGCCACAAACTCATCAACGTCAGCCGCAATACCGCCAGTAGAGGCAGCAGTGATACCGAGGTTAAAAGTTGTGTCGTTTGACTCGCCGGTCAGTAGGGCTTCAACTTCAAAGCCTGCTGCCATAATTAGCGTGTCTTTTGGAAGTGTGAAAATCTTTAAGATATCGTTTGCAGCAAGTGCTGCAGCGTTAGTAAGATTTTCAACAGCAACGTCAATTGTGTTGCTGATTAAGTAGCAGCCTGGAGCCGAAGGGCGGTGAACTGCTTGTAGTGAACTTGAGTAAGTAGCCATTTAGTTGTCCTCCCTTATGCTGCGTTAAATTTGGCTGTTACGATTGCTTCTGGCCGAAGGATCTTGCGACCATAATTGTGCATGCCCCTACAGATATCTGCAAAGCTGTCTGGATCACGATAGACTTCCGTCTTGTTGATCTGTTCAGCAGTTGCAAAAGCAGAGTTATGACCAGCGACACATACAGAAAAATCAGTATCCTGATTAGCTGTACCGCTTTTTCCACTACCGCCGCCAACGCTTGGAAGATTCGATGAGGTATATACTTTGAAGCCATGAAAAGACTTCAAAACTAAACCATTACGAAGACCACCAGATTCACCGAAGTCACTGTTAAATAACCGAGAATCTTCGTCACGAAGGATTTCCATGAACACTGGATCTACTACAAGCCAACGACCTTGTGTGTCCACTTGCTGCTGGTCAAGAAGACGAGCCATCCGTGCGACAACCATTGCTGGTGAAGCAGTTGCAGTTGGTAGTGCAGTTGCACCTGGAAGACGTGCTGCTAAAGGGATCGAGTGATCACCAGCAGAAGAAGTAGTAATGTTTCCAAAACTATCCTTCCGAAGCTTCATGCTCGTAAGTAGCTCATCCGTACCTGCAGTAGAAACTGCAACAGTGCCATTTACGACATCGTTAACAGTGTCAGCCGATTCGTGGATTGTTGACTGCTTATAGCCAGCCAAATAACCCAAGCAGTCTTGGTCATACTGATCCGCTAGGCGATAAGCCGCACGGTCTGTAGCTAACTGCATAAAGTTTACATGCCATGTCTTCAGTAGGTTTCGCTAATTACCTACCCGTTCTCTAATGAACTGCTACATATTACTATGCAGAGGAGATCATATCATCACCCTAGTATCTTCTAGGGGTTAGCCGCTTCGAGCCGCTTGGCTCTACTCCCTTTCGGGATGATCGTTGGACGTTCCTATTTCTAGGCTTCGCTGCTGATTGCCCTTGCCATTACGCATTAGGGTGTCCCAGCAATTCAACTAATTTTTCGATAGGGATTACTCCCTAAAGCTCCCATTATATTAAGAGTGTGCTTCTTCAATATCGTCCATCTTAAAAGCAAAGTAGTTTGCCTTATCGATAGTCAGTGAAAAATCTTCATCGTCAAGATCTTGTGCCTGGACAGTCTCACCCCTGGCGTAACTTTTTACAGTGATTTCAGGTTCTTTGATGATTTTGACTGTGCTACCCTGTGTTAGCTCACCGAAATAGTCATTATTGCTAATATCACCGACTACGGTTGCTTTACGAAAGGCGTTTTGGGTCTTTTTCGAGTAAATCCTTACTTTCAACAGATGTCGCTAATTACCTGCCCGTTCTCTAATGAACTGCTATACGTTTAATTCGCATAGAGAAGACTATATCATCATCCTATATATGATAGGAGCTAGGCGCTTCGAGCCGCTTGGCTCTACTCCGTTTCCACGGATAGTCGTTGAACCTTCCCCGGTAGGGGCTTGGCTGCTGATTGCCCTTGCCATTACGCAATAGGGTTTTCCAGCAATTCACCTAGTTATTCAACTGGGATTACTCCCAGAGGCGTCATTTATTTTAAACGCTCGAAAAATTGCCGTTGGGTAAGTTGCCATACCCGTCTGCTGATTGAAATGCCATTTTATATGCTCCTTTTTGGAATGGCTGGGCCGAAACCCGACAAATCCGAAGAGGACAATTAAGTGGCAGTGATATGTGAGGGTGCGAAGACTAGTTAGTTGCAGCTAAGTAGCAGTCGGGCCTCACCACACTGGTGGACTAAACGTCTATATTCTTCTGGAAAAACAAAATTAGAGGTAGACCTTGCGGTGGCTCCGTTCTGTATAATGAGAATGTTAGTTCTCAGAAGATAGGTCTTTAAAAGACGTATCATTAAAGAACTGGGAAGTGGCGGGTTGTATGTATCTCCGCCACTTCACCTTTATTATAACACTAACTAGGTGTCATTACAATAGCCTATCTTGCAGCACCAGTTATGTCATATTTGAAGGTACGATTAGACATCGATTCCAAAATAGCATCTTCATGCTTGTCATACTCTTTGGTGGTCATGCTCTCTACCTGGCTTTCAGAATACTCTGTACGGCCACCTGTATTAGGAGAAGATGTAGAGGTACGTCCGATTGCCTGTGCTGCAGACTTAGAACGAGGTTTTGCCTTGCCCATGTCAGCTTTATACAAGTCGATGGCACGGGACGCTGCCCTAGCATCAGTATTGTTTTTATAAAGTGCATCTTGAATGGAAATTGGTTGAAGGGCTACCCATTCGTGGAAGGCTTGGTCCTGACGGATGTTACCGAAGTCAGGGTGCATCTTTATAAGCTGCTGCTCCGCATCTTTTTTAGTTAGCTTAGTCTCTAACTGACGTAAGCCTTCCATACGCTTCTCACCCTCTACCAGGGCCTCTCCCGCACGTTTCTGAGCAATAGTATCTACGATAAGTGCCACGTCAGGATACTTTTTAGACCAGCGGTCAATCTCTTCATCCGTCTTAGGGAATTTGATTTGACCTTTAGCTGCCTGATCAAGCTGCGCTTTAACCTGCTGCAGTTCCTGATCTTTTTGCTGCATGAGTTGTTGAGAGTGTCTGCGAAGATCTCCGTACCTTTTTTTGTAGGTAGTATCTTCACCTTCGACAGGTGGTTCAGAAACTTTAGCTTCTGCTGCCATTTCTTCTGCGTAAGTCAGTCCGTTATCTTCATCTTCTTTTCTGCGGTATTTTGCCATTTATTGCCTCATGGGGGCCGCTCTTTGGCGGGTGGCCCGTTAGGACATGAAAGAGAACCTGGGTTTCTTCATTGCCCCTGATGGGTAGGATGTGTCAGGATAAATCTCCTCAATTTCATCATCGTCATCCAATTTATCGTCTACCTTCACGGCGGCGATTTCGATCTCAATGTCCTCTTCAGGAGCATCGTCTTCGTCTGCCTCAACAACCTCTTCAGGTTCTTCAGCACCTTCCTCACTTGCGTATTGAATTAGGCCCATGTCATACATTCCCATTAGGCCCATCTCGGCCTCGGCTTGCATGTCCATGATACTTTTAAGGCCGTGCCATTTTACAACATTGGCAGGCAGAACGTATTCGCCTTCACTAATCATAGCTTCAATGTCATCGGCTACATTTTCTGCACTGGAACCC